AAAAAAGAAAGAAAAATGCGGTTAATCCAATCATCTATTCAGTAAAACAAAAATCGGATGTAAAGTTTTTTGATCTTGATTCAAAAATAGATTTAGACTCAAAGGAACTTTCCTCCTTTAAAAAGAATCTTGAGTCCGACTCAGAATATAACGAATCCGCTGAATATGCTTTGTCTGAGCTTTTGGATGGAAATGTCAAGACATATACTGAACTTCTGAATGAATCGAGAAAGGGTTCGGTAAAGGATGAATTTCAGGATTTGGTAACAAATATTCAAGAAGATTTGAAGAAGCAAGGGTATGGGGGTTTTGAGCATACGGGCGGAAAAATAGTCGGAAAGAAAGAGCATCAAGTCAGAATTTATTGGGAGCCGGAAAATCAGATCGAGTTGAAAGAGGTTATTGAAAGCGATCTTTACGAAACTCCAGAAATACATTTGGAGAGGGACTCGACATTCAAAGATTTCTTCAAAGAATCTAAAGGCGTACAGGCTTGGCTTAACTATGCTTGGGGTGATATTCTTGACGCTATTCTTCCGCCAAGTAAAGCCGATGCGAACTTAAAAAAATCAATCATTGAAGATCTGAATATCAGTAAGGAAATTCAAAAAGAAAAAGGTATTCAAAGAGTCCGTACGGATAAGTTTATAGACGCGGCAAAGGAAGCGTTTGGCTTTTCAAAAGAGGGAGATTTGCACGATAAGTTTTTACAAGACAGTAAACAAGAGGTAATAGGTGTTTTTGTGAATAGTGCAGGAAAAAGAAAAAGACTTAAGTATTCTAAAGCTCAAGCAAGAAAATTCTGGATGGAGTTGCAAGATCCATCTCTTAAAGAAACCATTGAGTCACCAGAAGGTATGGGGTTCACGCCTGAGATGATTGCAGCAGTAACTTCAACACTCGATCATAAAGATATTTCTTTTGCAAAAGCTCAGTTAAGACTTTACGAAGAATTTTATCCAGAAATCAATAAAGTTTATCGCCTTATTTATGGCGTGGATTTACCGTCAATTGAGAACTATAGCCCAATCTCAAGAATTGTGGATAAGATATTAGATTCTTCCGTTGGAGAGTTTCTTCAAGAAACTTTTGTCAGACTTTCAATCGCTCCGGGCAGCTTAAAAAGCCGTGTAAATAATTTGGGCGAGCTGCGTAAAAGCAGTGATATTGAAGTTTATCAAAAACATATTGTAGAGATGTCTCACTTTATTGCGATGCAAGAAAAGGTTCAGCAAATCCAACAAGTATTTGGCGATAAAGAAGTCAGAAAAAATATTGAGAAAGTTGCCGGAAAATTATACTTAAAACTTATTGATGAGAATGTGGAAAGTTTTGCCAAAAATGGTGCAGCAAAATCTAACTTCCTTGGCGATATGATTAATTACCTCAACAGAGGTTTTGCCCTATCAGTTCTTGGTGGAAAGATGGCTCTGACGGCTAAGCAAGCAACGTCAATCTTCGCTTATTGGGATGAGATGTCAGCAAAAGATTTTGTCTCTGGCGTAATTGATTTTGCAAAAAATCCCAAAAAAGCAATTGATATTTTAAATCAGTCCGAACTCGTTAAGGCTCGTGGCGTGCCGGAATATGACTTGGCAAAAATCGGAAAAACAAATCAATTTAAAATTGTTGCGACCAAAAATAAATTCATTGACGCAATGCTTCTTCCGGTAAAATTTGGTGATAAAGGAGCGATTTTAATTGGTGGTTGGGCTTACTACAAAAACCAAATCAGACAAGGTAAAACTCCTGACCAAGCATTACAGGCGTTTGAAGAATTTACTGCAAAAACTCAGCAATCGACTGACTTAGATCAGATCACTTCATTACAAAGAAGCGGTGCTTTTGGAAGAACTTTAACAATGTTCTTGACAGCTCCTAACGCTTACTACAGAGCGGAAGTAAAAGCGATCAGACAGTTCAAGCGTGGAGAAATTTCTGGAAAAGAATTTGGAAAAAAATTATTCATCTACCATATTTTGTTGCCAGCTACATTCCAATTTGTTGCGAACGGATTTACCTTTGATGAAGAAGATCAGTTGGTTGCGGTTGCTACTGGACCATTGAACGGATTTTTTATCCTTGGAGATCTGATAAATAATTTAATCAGAGAGGCTTTTGACGGCGATTCTTTTCAAGAGAGCGGTTTTAAATTTATGAAATTTGCTCAAGAGGTAAAAGATGGTATGTTAGAGATTGCAAAATCTGGCGGAGATATGGAAGATGTTCTTGAGGGTGTTCAGGATATTTCCAAAGGAATAGGAAGGATTGCTGGGCTACCAGTCGATCAAGCTAAAAATATGGCTGAGGGAATTGATGATTTTGATTCAGGTCGTCCGGTAAGGGGAACGCTAAGATTTTTGGGCTATCCGAAGAAATCAGTTGAAGAAATTGATAATTAGTTTATTTTTAATAAAAATAAAAATTGTTTTACCCCAATATGAAAAATTTTTTAAAAAAATACTGGCCGTTCTTCCCATTGATCTTAGTAGTCTCTGCTGCTTTTTTACTAATAACTATAGCAATTGTTGGAGATCTATATGGCTATTGGTCAATTTCTAGATATGATAACGATTATCAAAGTGACGGGCTTTATGATAATAGTAATGATTCTTTGAGGAATTAAAAATTTATGACCATAGAAACAGTAACAAACAAAACAATCCAATCAGGCAATGGCTCTAACAAGGATTTCGACTTTGCGTTTGAAATCCCTGATGAGGATTCTTTGTCGTTGACGAAGCGTGGATCTGATGGAACCGAGACGGCAATCACTACGAATTTTACAGTTACCGGAATTGGTGATGAGGCTGGCGGAACTGTTAATTATCCTACCACTGGATCTGCTTTGGGTGCGAGTGAAAAAATTATTATCAAGCGTGTCGTTGCTTTAAAACAACTTGAGAATCTTAGAAACCAAGGTGATTACTCGTTAGAGGATATTGAGGATGCCCTTGATCGTGCGGTGATGTTATGTCAGCAATTACAAGAGCAAATTGATAGATCTCTAAAATTGCCTTTAACAAGCTCATCAACCTATGTTACCGTTAATGATTTTGTGGCAAACAAATTGCTTTATGTCAGCTCCGATGGGACAAAAGTTAAAATGTCTGATGCTGATTTTGGATCTATTCAGACCTACTTAACATCCCTTGCTGCTATCGCTGCCGATATTTCAGCGGTTGCGGCTATTGACACCGAAGTAATGACCATTGCAGGAATATCCGCTGATGTCACAACCGTTGCCGGAATAGCTGCTGATGTAACTGCGGTTGCTGATATAGCTGCGGATGTGTCGGCCGTTGCAGCGATTGATACTGAGGTCGCTACCTTATCAGCTTTTACTGTAGAAATAGCTGCTGTGTATGCTAATCTTTCGGATATTTTGAATGCAGCAAGTTTTAATTTTCCAACTTTAAGTGGGAGTGATGCTGGAAAATTTCTAAAAGTAAATGCTGGTTATAACGGTTATGATTTAGTTGCAAGTGCAAATCTGACGTTACTTGGTGCATTAACTCCATTAGCCGGGACGATCCCATATTTTGATACGCCATCAAATGCCACGCTATTCAGCTTAACGGGGGCGATACTTCCTTTTGCAGGTTCAGCATTACCTGCGGGTTTTCTAGCTTGTAATGGAGCCGCTATTTCTCGTTCAACATATGCAAATTTATTCGCAGCCTTAGTTACAGCCGATAGTTTCTCCGCACAAACTTTTACTGTAACAATTGCAAGCCCGGGTGTTTTCACTAAATCTTCTCACGGCTTTTTAGGTGGTGAAAGAATAAGGTTATCAACAACTGGCGCATTACCTACAGGATTAAATACTTCTACTGATTATTTTGTTGTTTACGTAAGCTCTAGCACATTTAAGTTAGCCACAACACTTGAAGGAACTGATATTGTGACAACTGGCTCTCAATCCGGCACACATACTTATCTTCAATCACGATATGGCTTAGGAGATGGCTCAACAACTTTTAATTTACCGGATTTAAGAGATCAATTTTCAAGAGGGTATAGCTCAACTAGAACTCTTGGCACAGGGCAACTTGATGCTTTTCAAGGTCACTGGCATACTTCAAATAAAAACAACACCAATCCATATGATTCGGGGGCCAATTCCAATATTTATATCGGAACTACAGCCAACGGCTCTGCGGATAATGTGAGTATTAAAAGCCCTATTTCCGATGGCACTAATGGAACACCTCGAACCGCATCAGAAACACGACCTGTTAACGTAGCATTAAATTATTGTATTAAATATTAGGAGAAAATAATGACAAAAATAGTTTACACATATCATCCGGAAACTAAGGAACTAATTGGGAAAGACACGGCTTATGAGAGTCCTTTGGAAAAAGGTACTTTTATGATGCCCGCAAATTCCACAATCAAAGAACCAATTTTTGAGCCGGGGAAAATTACCAAATGGGTGGATGAGAATTGGGTATTAGAAGATATACCCGAATTACCATTACCACCAGAACCAACATTGCAGGAGATTCAGCAAGCCTTAATCCTTGAGACTAAAGCGATATGCGCTTCTATTATCATCAATTCATATCCTGAATATAAACAAATGAATTTGCTTGCTAAGGTGGCATCAATTCAGAATAAAGAAATTGTAGCCTTAAAAACTGGCAGTGTATATCAATTGTCAAAAGAAGATATGATGTATTTAGGGCAGGCGCAAAGATGTGAGAGCTTCATTGCTTCTGTGAGGGCAAAATCAAATGAATTAGAGCAAAAGATTTTAGCGATGACACAAGAAAGCCTTAAGGCTTTTGACCCAAAAGACGATAGTAATTGGAGATAGTTATGCAGAAATTCACAGAAGAACTTTTGGTCGAATCCACCGGGGAAAAATGGGTGCTAAAGCGTGCGTTTAAATTTTACTATGCTGATAACGCTGGCAATCCATTAAAAGAAATAATTATACCAGAAGGCTTTGAGACTGATTTTGCATCAACTCCAAAACTTCTTTATCCTTGGTTTCCGCCGATTGGGATTTACAACAAAGCTGCGATGGTTCACGATTTTCTTTATTCAGAATCAACTCCGATAACCAGACGGGAAGCCGATAAATTTTTCCTGCAAGCGATGGAAGTTTTAAAAGTTCCGGCGTGGAAAAGAAGGTTGATGTATTTTGCCGTAAGATTATTCGGTGCATCCCACTATGCTAAATAAGATTCTTGGAATAATTTTAGCAACGAATTTTCTTCAAGTCTTTTTCATCCACAGTTTTTCGGACAACGCACAATTCTTCGTCTGGAATGTTTATATGCTGCTGCAATGCTTCCTGCTGAGTATCGTTCTTCACCAATCAATCAATTACAAAGAACAAAAAACCAAGGCACTGAATTTTGTGGTGTTGATTTTTGCGACTTACAACCTTATCGACTTTGTTGCTGAGTGGTCCGTGGCAGAAACTCAATTTTACAATTACACAGTCGTAGTTTTTAGCGTGATTTTATTCTGTGGAATTTTGCCGTTTAGTGCGCTCGTTATTTGTCGATCCCTGATGCCGACCGGATCTGATTACAAAGAAGGTGATTCTTTTCTTGTTTACAAAAAACCTACCAACTGGTCTGGTCTTTTGGGGCTTGCGTTCCAAGCACCTTACGGACATTGTTCTTTGATAACTGAGGGGCAACATTTTCGTTTTAAAAAAGGCGAAGTTGTCGAAGAAAAGTATGTTGAAAAAAAAGATGATTTACATATAAAAATTCTTCCAGTAAAGTTAGAAGAAGCGAGAAAATTATTAGGCACTGAATGGTCGCTGAATAACAACTGTTTTAATGTATTTAAAAAATTCAAATGACTCAGCAATTGGAAGACTTCATCAAGAGCGACACTTTCAAGGAACAGATAACAACGATTATGGTTCCTTATACTACAAAAGTTATTGAAGAAGTAATTCGTCAGCACTCTCACAACACAAAAGACATTGTTGCTGACACGGTTAAAACAGTATTTTTGGAGATGGGATTAAATATTTCTAAAGAAACCGATGAGATAAAAAAAGATTTTTCGCATATGCGGCAAGCAAGACAAGGGTGCGAAGCCATCAAAAGCAATGCCATAAAGACCATATTAACAGTAACGATCCCGACAGTTCTTTATTTTGTCGGCAACGCAATAATAGAAAAATTACAAATTGTTATCAAATAAATTAGCACAGTTTTTTGAGGGACCAGCCGGATCAAAATCTTCAAAAAGATTGATCGGAATTGTCGGCGGCATAGCGCTGATTTATCTTGCTGTCCGTGGTGGAGAGCATTTTTTAGCACAAAATAATTCCGAAGCCTTCCTTAGATTATTTGACAGCCTCGCAATTTTTGTTGCTGGGGTTCTTGGTCTTGGTTTGGCGGATTATAAAATTAAAAAAGAAAATGAAAAAGTATCTGATCCTGATAGTAAGTAGTCTTGTAATCATAGGTCTAATATGGTTCTATCGCTTTGCCGAAAATAACGGCACAACAAAATGTGAATTAAAATATGAAAAAATATCTGGAGAAGTCCAAGCTAAAATTATCGAAGATAAAAAAATTATTTCTCAGCGGCAGGCTATTGCTAAGTCTGTTAGCTCCGATGGTAATCTTGAGTGGTTGCGCCAAAACCGATGCAAAGATTGTTCCAGTAAATGATTTTTGCGAAGGTAGATTTACCACACAATATCTGACAAAAAAAGATTACGACAATCTGGATGAGATCAGAAAGAATAAGGACTGGAAGATTACTGTAGATTTATTAACCGACAACAAAACTGAAAACGAAAAAGAATATGAACACTGTAAAGCAGAAAGTAATAAGTAAGATCATCGAAGTCGAGGGTGGATACTCAAATGATCGTAGCGATAGTGGCGGGGAAACCAAATACGGAATCACGGTTGCGGTAGCAAGAGCTAATGGCTATGCCGGAGATATGAGAAATCTTTCTTACGATCTGGCGTTTAAAATTTACTCCACAAAATATTGGGATTCACTTAATCTTGATGCCATCGAAAAACTTGCACCAAGAATTGCAGAAAAGATGGCTGATATAGGGGTTAATATGGGCGTTGGTCGCTCAGGATTTTTTTTGCAGCGTTGCCTTAATGTTTTAAATAATTGCGGCACTGCTTATGCAGACATCGTTGCTGATGGTAATGTGGCTGGCAAGACATTATCAGCGTTAAACTCATTCCTATCCCTCAGAAAACTCGATGGCGAAGAAGTTTTATTGAAGATGCTGAATTGTCTTCAAGGAGAATTTTATATTTCTCTTGCTGAAAAAAGAGAGAAGGATGAAAAATTTGTTTTTGGTTGGTTTAAAAATAGAATATGATAAAAAAATTACCAGACGGAAAATCTTTCGGATTTATACACTTTAAGGTTGATTGAGATTTATTTATTAGGCGTTTTTAAATCTTCAATTTTTCCAGTATAATCACCATTAGAAGTTTTTGAACCTTCCCACTTCTTTCCATCTATCAAAAAATACAGAATTCCCAGAAGAATCGCCGCTTTCCACCAATGATTAACGAGAAAACATTTCCAAGATGAATCATAAATTGCTTTTGCATCGGAAATTTGTTTAGTAGCTTCTCTTATTTCGCTCCTAATTTCCCCTATGTTATTAATTGCAGTCTCGACTTTTCCATAAGCAACACTTATTTCTTTTTACCATTCTTTTAGAAGTTCAGCAACTTCTTTAGCATCTAGTTTTCCGTCATTATCTGGCATATTGTAGTAGCAATGGATATTGATGATCTAATCGGGCATTAAATTCTTTCAGATTGGAAATTTCTTTTTTCAGCACTTCCTTTACCAATCCCATTGGAGATGGTGAGATTGGCGAGGTTTCAAATTTAATTTGTATCTCAAGTTCACTACGACCAGAAGTGTAATGAATAATTGCTGGCGGATTAAATTCAAATTTATTAAGCAACATTTTCCGACTCCTTTAAAAGTTTGCTAAGAATATCATTTAAAGATTTAGCGTGCTCTAAATCAATTACAATTCTTTCTATTAACGCAACGCTATCTTTACCTTCACTATAAGCCATTGTTAAAACTACATTTTTGTTTTTTAGAAGCCCTATGTTTATATTTGTACAAAATTTAGGAACTATTTTTTCCTGTGTAGATTTAATTTCTAAAATTTCTGGTGCTTTAGCTTGGTTATCCATATTATTATCTTTCATATTACGCTACACAATTATTGATTAAATTACTAAACATTGCTGGATTTTCTTTGTTGTTAAATCTCCAACAAAACTCATCCATATACTTTTCTAAATACTTCTTACTAACCCAATGAAACTGCCCCATCATTCCTCTTTTGACAATAGCCCAAAAGCTCTCAATAGTGTTAGTATGAATATCACCAACAACATATTGTTTCGCACTGTGATTGACTGTATGATGAGGCATTAAGCCTTTAAAAGGGATATAACCTTTAAAATCATCAGTCATTAAAACAGTTGGGGAAAATTAAAGTCAACCCATTAACGTATAATTCCGTTTAAAATAAACCCAACTGAACACTCTTGCCGATCGGTTTCTCAATCGCATCTGGAAATTGCTTATCGAACTCCTGCTCACACTCACCATTCATTTCGCAGAACCAATAGCCAAGAGATTGATTGTGAAGACCTCTAATCTTTAAGCCCTTGCCGAATGGTGCGTGTTTTTCACCGCACATACAGCACGGGTGGATGATGACCACTGCGCCGGATGATTTTAAAGCGTAGGCTTTTGCTGGAAATTTAACTGGTAGCTTTACCATCTAACTCCTCAATCAATTTATCCAGATACCAACGGCATTTTTTTAAATCATCAACCTTGTCTTTGTGGTCAGCTCTGGTAATGTATTTTATCACATTGCCTTTGCAGAATCCAGCAAGTTGAGTTGGTGATAACTTGGCTCGCAAGATGTCAAAGGTTTCGATACCACCGACTTTGTAATGATCGGGGTTTATTTTGTCAGCTTCGCCGCAGAATTTTTCGTCAATCGGAAATCTGGTCTTTACTCCAGCGAGTTCCCAATTAGCGATGCCGTGTTCTTCAAAAAATTGTGAGATAAAATTTGCATACTGAACACAGGTGCTAAATCTTTTGTCAGCAACGATGGCTGCTGGTTGTTGGTAATAATCTTTTTTCATTTTTTACGAAATTTGTTTTTAATATTAATACGTTAGTTTAATAATTTTCATAGTCCGAATAATTTTTGGATCCAAGTTTTTTTCTCTACCGGAAGATCTCTGATTCCCATCTCAATTTTTCTGATCTTGATGAGGTGCTTGATCTTGGTTTTTTTCCGACAATCCAAAACGATTCCTGATGTAAATGCTGGATACATAATCCTCCTAGGTTTTGTTGAACAAAAATCAAAGAACTGATCCACAGTCTGAAAGATTAAAGTCCGGTCAGTACCTGAGCCAGTAGCTTTAAAGCTATTCAGAATGTGGATAGCGTGAGAAATAATCTCGTTAGTTACTCGCTCCTGCCTCAGGGTTGTTATCTGGAACTTTAATTTCTCCACCTGCAATACCGGATTCATTTCTAACGCTTCCATTTAAAATCAAAATTTGTTTATCAAGAGTTTGTAAAGCTGCAATGTCTTGGCCGTTAATGGTATTAAGTTCCTGAACATATTTTGCAGTAGCCTTAATCAAAGAAGCTGTCAAGTTAATTCTTTGCAGAACTGCTCCCCTCAAGATCTTTAATCTATTTGCCAAATCTTCATTCGGGCTAATTGATGGTGTGGTTGGTTGGTTCTCGTTGTTCATAATTTATCCTATTATTTAATTCAGTGATTGTCAAATGCAGCTCACTGTTTACTGCACAAAACTCAGCGAGTTTCAATCGGTAGACTGGCAGAACATTTTTGTAATGATCTAGCTCTGTCCTCAAAGCTATCAAGGAATCTACGCTTTTTTTATTTGCGAGTTCTTCGATTTCTTTCTGGAAAATTTTTTGTAGAATCTTCTTTAACATAACCTTGCCTCCTTAGTCTATTAACCTCTAACGACCTTTGTTGATCGCTAAGCAATAACTCAGAATCAAAGTCGTAATATTTTTTTACTGGTCCAAATAAATCTTCTCCGTCAACGACTTCCAATTGTTTGTTGGTCGGACATTCAAAGATTTTTATGATCTGGTTTTGGACTAAAACCAACCAGCGTCTGAGCGTTTTAGTTTTGCTACCCATATTACCTCACAGATAAAGTTTCCTTCTGGTAAATTCTCAGACCCGGAATTTCTCTCTCCCCGTTTCTGATCGCCTGACGGATTGCCACTGTGTTTTCAATTACCAGATCAGCTCTGGACTTAGCCAACTCCTCAACGGAGATGACATCAAAAGTCCAATCTTTTCTGATGGTTGAAGTGCCGGACATCGTTCTAACCGGAGCAACCTTAACTGGCTCCACCTTAACGATCTCTTGCTTAACCTCCTCAACTTTTTGTTCAGCTTCGGCAACCGCTTCCGGCTCCTCGTCATCACCAAAAATTGATGCTGTTAATTTCGCAGCCTCAGCGTCTTCCTGTGCTTTCTTGATACGCTCTTGCTTCTCACGCTCTGCATTTTCTTGAGCTTCCTTCAATCGCTTTTGTTGCGCCTCCTGATTGAATTTCAAAATTGATGCAGAAAGTTTTGTGATCGCATCGTCAAGAGGATTTGTTTTTGCCTTAAAAATTTCCTCAATTTTTTTGACAGTCGCTTTCAATCCCCTTGTGAGATCAAGACGCTTCTCATCGTAGAGCTTGACGGCACGCTTGGCTTTTGCCAAAAATTCTGTTGCATCAAGAAGTGATTGCTGATCTACGATCTTATGAGTTCTTACAAACTCTTGGATCATAGTGAGATCAGCAACCTTCGACTCTTCTGCCTGCTCTACAAATGTTTCTAATTCGTTTGTCATATTAATTTTTAAATATAGTTGATAAAATATGCTTAATTACTGGTACAGTAAAACTATTCCCTAAAGCTTTATAAGCTTGAGTTTTGCTAACTGAGTCACAATAACCACTAGGGAATCCTTGTAGTTCACAAGATTCGTTAACAGTAAGCATTCTATATAACGATTTATCAGTACTATCCATATCTTGTCCAACTACAGATTTATGAGCAATGATTGGTCTTCCTGCTCCCCTTACACCTTTATACATTGAAGCGGTTAGTGTTCCAAGTTTTTCAGTTTTTCTAAAAAATCTTTTATTTGAAAACCCAATAGCTGCATAACACCAATTTTCATCAATCATTAATAGCTGATTAGCTTCTTTAGGCTGTTCAATTATTACTTGATTATATTTATCGGCAACCAACTTTCCAACCCAATAATACCGCTTGCGCTGCTGCGCCGTTAAAAGTGCAGAATTAATCATTATCGGTTCAATTCCCAGATTCTTACTGATAATATCACGATCAGCAGCTTTCATTGATGCAACATTTTCTAAAACAAAATATCTTGGTTTAACCTTGTTCAAAATTCTTAGATATTCAAAAAACAATCCGCTTCGCTTACCTTCTAAGCCTTTTCCGTTACCTGCAATTGATAGGTCTTGGCATGGCGAGCCACCAATAAGCAAATCAACATCAATGACACTACCGCCCACATTCCTAACATCGCCCATCTGGACAATATCGGGGTAATTAGCTTTAGAAATCTGCATAGCGTATTTATCGATCTCACTAGCATAATATTCACAATCGATATTAAGCTCTTTGAGCGCCTGCCTAGCTCCAGATATTCCGTCGAATAAACTCAATACTCGCATTACTCAGCCCCCCTAACACGATACCCTTTAGTTGGGTGGAATGTCACCTCCCGCTTGATACCAGTTAATGAGATGAATGGATGGAACACTTGAATTTTGCCCTCCATTTTAAGCCTGCCCTCTGCGTTGAGAGCTGGCTTGATAAATTTATCGTCCGGTTTTTTTAACCTTCCTGATCTTTTAATATTTCTATTGCTCATATTTGTTTTTTGTTTTTGTTATTCTTTTATATTAAAAAATTTAAGATCTCGCTTTGTTTGCCTCGCTGCTAAAAATTCTATTAAAAAATTTATAGCCGAACAGACTGCTAAGATACAAACTAGTTCCATATTTGTTTTTTGTTTTTTATTATTTTAGTTTTCCCCTGCTTGGCTCCTATAAAAATAAAACTACACGAGATGGCGACCACGCAGCAAGGGCTTTATTCCTAACTTCAACCAACAAAGCTAAGTTATACTCTCTCGCAAGTTATTCTTTTACCAAGGAATCTCATCGCCAAGATCATCGTCTTGAGAATTTGATTGCGCTTGTTTCGCAGGGGCGGCAGCAGCTTTGCGCTGACCATCCTCTTTCTTGTCAAGAAGAACCAACTCGCCACCAAACATAGGAATTTCTACCTCAGTATTGTAGCGTTCGATGCCTTCTCTATCAGTGAATTTTTTAGTCTTCATCTGACCTTCGACATAAACACGAGAGCCTTTGTGCAGGTATTGAATCAGCTTACAAATTCTTTCATTGAAAGTTGAGATGTTGTGCCATTCAGTTTTTGATTCCCACTCTCCGGTCTGTTTACTTTTAAATTCTTCCGAGGTTGCGATTGAAAATCTCGCCCAAGGATTTCCGTTTTTTGTTGTGCCGCTTTCCGGGTCTTTACCCAAAGTTCCTAGTAAGCTGACTTTATTTAATGATCTTAATGCCATTTTTTTCTTTCTCTTTTTCAAAGTTAATAATGTCAGAATATTTGTAATAAACATTCCGCCCAATGTAAAACCATTGGGGATGATTAAAAGCTAAATACCTTGCAGACCGGATGGACTGTGGATGCCACCCCCACCGAGCCGCAAGTTGATTAGATGTTAAACAATTTCTTGGCTTAGGAACCATCTCTTTTGGTTTCCGCCTAATTTTATTTCCTGATTTAAAACGCATCGCCGTCCTCCGCTGGTTCGAGATCGTCCTCCTCAACGACTGCCGCTAATTTCTTGCTGGTAGTTTTTTGTTGAGGTTGGGGCTGATCCCAGTTATTAGGATTGCCGACATCGTTGTCCTCAGATTCTTTTATCGGTGCTGGTTTTTTAGCTTCCTGTTTTGGAAGTTTGTTCAACACCTCAGTAATCCAAGTCGCCACTTCTTTCTTGTGGTCGATCGGCAATTGTTCAAACCAACTCTTCAATGATACTCTGTCCTTAAAAGACTCGGCTTCGTTTCTGAGTTGTTGTGGTAGAGAGATCTTCTCACGATCAGCAACAACCTGTTCATTTACTATTGGTTGAGGTTGGTTTTCGTCAGGAGTCCCTGTCTCGTTTTCAATAACTACACCATCTTCATCCGCAACAATGTCGGAATCTAAATGGCTGGTTACTGATTTCATTTCTTCGGAATTTTTCGGTAGGAATTTTGAGATCTGTCTTAACGCTGACTTACCCCAGAACTCATCTGCCTCTTGATCCCATAGCTTTGGATTTTTGCTTTTAGCTTTGAGCTTCATAACTTTTTCTTTGCTCAAAAATTTCAACAAAACATTTCCATCGGTCAGTTTTGCTGCGGCGTAAACACCGATCCGTTCGCCCTTATCTTTTTCTGGAGCGAAGACTAAAGGCTCGTGTTCCATTTGTTCTTCGCCGTTTACGATCTTGATCTTGAAAGGCTCATTCGACCAAACCAAATAAACCGAAACCTTTGATACGGCTCCAGAATTTTGAATCAGTTTCATCAAGCCCCAAACCATCGGAGAGTATTGAGCCTCAGACCCGAAGGTCATCCAACAAGCCTCGTTACCATCCATTAACAAACCTTCCTTGGCAGCCTTTTCAAGGGCGACCATAATAGATTTTTCTGATGCGCCTTGCAGCTTTCCAGTTTTATCTTTTGAGATTGAATCAACATAGAAAGTTTTTGCCGCAGTCACGAACTTCTCTGCTAAGATGTGCGCTGGTAGTAGCTTACGATACCTTTCGATCTGGGTATCAATCAGTTGTGAAAACTTTTTCGGTTCCATATTATGATATTTTTTTAATTGTTATTCTACGATAGCCAGAACGACCGCCGTAGGTAGTGCCAACCATATCACTAGTGATAACAGTTGGAGGTGATGCCTTAACTTCGGAAAATTTTACAGCGTAGTTGTAAGATACGGCAGCCGGAGCATTCTTAATTAAGTCAGTGATCTCAGCCTTTGCAGCATCTTCAATTTTTTCTAAAGCCTTCCTTTGTTCTCCGGCTTCCAAGAATCTTTGGCAAGCTGCTTGGAAATTAATGTCATCACCAAAATCAATTGCTTGATCGTGCAGATTGTGAGCGTAAATTTTCTTGATGATGTCGCCATCCTCTGAGTAGTCAGCTTGTGGAGGAGTTTGCTTCGCAACCATATCCCAGAACTTCGTGATTTTTTTACAGATTCTTCTACCAAAATCTTCATCACGATCACGCAACAAAATGTGGATGTCATACCCGATCACCGATGCAACAAGAGCGGTCCAGCCTCTACGGCAGATTTCTAATTGTTGCTGCACTTGGAACTCGATGTGAAGCGGGGCTTCCTCGTCAGTCCATTCTTTTTTGTGGACAAAATAATCCACGAGTTTGATCTCTAAAATTCCGGGACCGCTTTCGATAAATTTATCACGCAACATATTGGCGTTATATTTATCTTGAGCCATCTCAGGATTCCAATCGTCAGCAAGACCGATGATTTCGTAATCAAAGCTCGCACCCATTTTAGGAGTTTCGCCGTGGCGCATATACTCTTTCATTGGGCGGACGATCACGCCATACATTTTAGCAATTGCTTCTGCGGTTGGAGCTTCGTAAATTTTTCCCCAGAAAGCACGCTTGGATTTTAGCTCATCTTTTTCAAGCAGCCCAGCCTTCTCGTGGTAAAGCGAGAACGCAGTTGCGTAAGGAGATTTATTGTAAAGGGCAGCAACCTCTGTTGAGGAGATGTCCTCGGACTTCCATTGAAGCCACTCGGTATCATCTTTTGGATGTAAAATTATAGGATTCATATTTATTTTTTTTGTTTGTTTACTCTTGTTTTGTAGCTGCTTTGACTGCAAACATAGCGGCGGATTCAATTTGATCCTGAGCTAAAGTAGTCAGCCTATATATATCCTGGTCTAAAAAATCCCTTGGAGGGTTGGCTCTTGGTTTTATTTCTTGAATTAAATCAATAAGTTCCGCAGCCTTAGTTTTTATTTCATCCACGAGTGGATTGTTTGAAGGATTAAAGTTTATTCCAACCCTAAATTCACCTAATGTTTTTTCGTTCATATTGTTTTTGTTTTAAAATTAATAATGGTTGCGGGTGCAAGATTTGAACTTGCGATCTCCTACTTATGAGGTAGGCGAGATAACCAAACTTCTCCAACCCGCAATAATTTAGCAGACTCAATCCACGAGGGATCGCTGGTCTGCCAGCAGCACATTTTTTAATTATGCCTGTAAAAAATTAATCAGGGACAGTCTCTCACTGGTCAAAGATTTCCTATTTTATTTGAGGCTCTTTCCAATCCTTAAGTTTTGAGCCTTGACTGCACTAATCTTTATCCGTGCCGGATTTTTTAACTTCGGTAGATAATCTTTCCAAAGCCTTCATTGCAACCTTACCGATCTCAATCATTTCTTCTTCGTTAAGTTGCACTTCGACTGCGCCTTTGTAAGACATATAGTCGCTGGAATTTGCACCTTCATCTACGAATGAAGCTCTGCCTGAAAGTTTTTGTTCAGTTGATCTGCCGGAAGAGTCCGCCATTTTTTCTGTACAACACATACTTTCAGAATTGATGTAGAGGTTAGTTAGTTTTTTCATAATTTTATTTCTCCTTGTTGATATTTTTTTTTGATCTCTTCGATTAATTTTTCGTTGTGAGATTTTGTCTGAATTTTTTTAGACTGATTCACAACAAAAAACATGATGACAAAGCAAACTAAAGTTGTAATTATTATTTCTAATGTTTTCATAAAACTAATTTATTAAGTTGGTAGTAATATAAGTAGTAATATAAGTAGCACTACAACTAATGTCAAGCACTATTTTAAAATATTTTTATATTCATCGTCAGACCTTGCGAATCCTGCATAGCCGCCAGATTTTTTTACTTGTTCAATAAAATTTATTTGTCCTTTTAAAGTTTCGTTTGGGTTTTTTGGAAAAACAAATCCCTCTTTTTTACATTCGATTGCCGTAAAAATTGCGACAGTTTTTCCAACCATATCCGGCGTGATTTTTACCTCAGTCCATCCAATTAAATCTGAGCTGCCATTATGCAATCCGGTCTTGATAACTCTGCCGTCAAGAGTTTTGAACAATCCTACATTGTTGCGGAATAATCTGTTGCGAAGGCGTGATGCAGCAAGAAGTATCTTGGCTTGAACATTACATTCGGCGGTTAGTTTTTCCGTTGCCATACAATTTGTTTTTGCTTTCTAAAGTTAAAAATCTTATGCGCCCAGCTATCTTTATAGCCACGCTTCTTACCAAGAGCGATCAACTCTTCAAGCGATTGAGCCGATGCTTGCTCTCTTATGGCGTGCTGACGCACCGCTTCTTTGTCGATCTCAACTAACTCACCTTCGACCTGCTCAACCTGCCTGCCTTCATATTGGAAGCCGCAGTTTGGGCAAGCTGGAGCTGGTGGGTGGATGTGATAACATTGATCGCAAATTTTTGTCGCAACTTTTCTCTCGCTAACTTTCTTCTTTTTAGTCGCAGAAAATTCCAGCTCCCAATTTCTATCCTCGTCCGGAAGACCGTGGCGCAAGATGTTTCCAGCGTGATCTAAAATAATTGCTTTTGGTTTCCCTTTTTCTGCACGCAAACATCTTCCGACTTGCTGCAAATAAATCGTGAGTGATGCGGTCGGGCGCAACAAGATGCAGACCTCAACCGCAGGGACATTGAACCCCTCGCCAACGAGATCAACATTGCAAAGAATCTGAATTTTTTTCTCACGAAAATCAGTAATGATTTTTTTTCTCGTCTTCTTGTCGAGCTTTGAATCTAAATGCTCGGCGACATATCCTGCCGCAATAAATTCTGCCGCAATATGTTTCGAGTGTTTGATTGATGTGCAAAAAACTAATGCTTGGCGACCATCGGCGAGCTGCTTGTAGTGCTTGATCGCATCACCCGTGATAGCAGAGCGATCCATAATTTTATCCGCTTCTTTTTTGTTGAAGTCGCCACCAGTCTTTTTAACTCCAGCCATATCCGGCGTGTATGGAGCGTATGGTATGTAGTCAGAAAGAAATCCGTTTTGTATCAACCATTTCATTGACGGACCGCAGATAATATTATCGAAAATATCTCCCAAGCCACGACCATCAAGGCGTTTCGGAGTTGCTGAAAGTCCAACACATTTTGATTTTGCGTAATAAGTTTTGACAGCTTCCCAAGTATGCGACTTGCAGTGGTGCGCCTCATCAAAGATAATTACGTCTGGAAATTTTATATGAAAAATTGCGTCAGAAATTTCGTGTTCGTAAAGCGACCGGAAAAAATAATTCTTCCGCAGCTTTACGCCATCACCATTCTCAATCATTTGAATCAGATTGTAGAGAGTTTGGATTGAACATATCTGAATTTTTTTTGTGAGGTCTGGCTTCTCGCCGCTTGCGATTTTACCATACTCCAAACCCAATTCATCAAACGCTTCGCCAGCCTGATCTCCAATCTCTTGGCGATGCACCAAGAAAAATACAGAGTGTCCAAGTGCCGCCGCACGCTCAAAAATGTCAGCGGCGATTCTTGTTTTTCCGGCTCCGGTGGCAGCTTGTAAAATTACTGAGTTAGATTTTCTCAATGTCAATCTCGTGTCCAATATCATCTTCTGCTGATATTGTCTCAGAGGTTTCTTTTTTGTCATTTGTTTTTCCAAAAATGTAAGTTAAAGGTATTTTCGTGCCACGAGAATTAATCCCTGCGGCGTAAGTTTTATTTGGGGCTGGTTCCGCACCCAAAATATTTTTCAACTGTTGACCCCAAGATCCAGCCCAAGGTGTTCCAGCTAAAAGTTTTCCGAGGGGAATTGATTGATTAGCGACCCATAAGAAGTCCTCGTCAATATCCATTCCCCATCTTCTGAGTTCGATCTTCGCACCCTCGTCTTTGCGCCAAGTGTTGTGATCGTTGCAGATAGAAATCAGCTCTCCGATACTCGTTTCTCTAATCAACTGACCATTATCATATTTAACCGTGGTCGTGAGCAAAGTGTTGAGCAATCTATCTTCATCACGCAACAATTCTCGTGAGTGTTCGATCCAATCCTCGCCAGCGATCCATTCTTTTGCTTCCTCAAGCGTCAATCTTTTTGTTGAAACGCAAAGATAAGTTCCCGCTAACATCGGCGCAATCTGATCTGCTTGTCTTTTCTCAGTAAAGATTTCTCTTGCAGCTCGGTTGAAAGTTTTGATGTTTACCAAAAGGGTTTCGATATTATCGAACGCTCTCTTCATCATCGCCGCTGCATACTCCGCCGTGATTGTCTCGTTAATTTCAACAACCAGTTTGTTGTATTTTTCCGCTGATCCAAGCTCAAAACTTTTCTTCAAAATCAATTTGGTGATACGGCTTTCATCCGCATACTGGCTGATTGAAGGGTTGATTGCAAAGAAACAAAACGAGGAGCGGATGCAATAACTCATACTCTCGCCGCCCGCAGTTCCTTTAACCATCTCGCCGCCGGAAGATGCAACACGAGCCAAATCTAAAATGCCCTGCATCCGAATTGCGCTGGCTTTATCTTCTGCCTCAGCTTCATCAAAGACAATTGGTAAAGCGTCTCGCTTCAATGTTTGCCTGATTCCTGCCTCGGTCGTTTTTCCTTCGATAAATAATCCGAACTCACCAAGCATCGGCTTAATTACCATATTATTAATGGTTGATTTTCCCACGCCACTCGGTCCGGTGACGAAAATATGAGGTCGCCATTCTAACATTCCGCAGATCGGCGCAATTACGCACCAGCCCGGCAAAATTTTTCCACTCAAATCATTGACCCAAGAAAATTCATTGCAGATTTTGTAAAACTTTTGAGCCTCTTCATCGCTGAGTGGCTTGATTAATGGGTCGAAAGATAGCGGATAAGCACCCTCATAAACGCAGCGGGTTTCCGTTTTGCCCGGCAAATATTCTTTTCCGTCAATAAAGACTGTATCGCCAAGATGTAACACTTTTTGTTTTCCATCAATCCACGCTCCACGACCACGGCGCATTTTCGTCTCAGAAAAAATTCCTTTTTTAGTGCATTTATCCATCAATGCGGAACCGATCAAATCCCAATTTACTTTATCTTTTTCTCCGAGGTGAGCAAATTTCTCCTCCCACCAGCCGATAGATGCGAGCTGAAATAAATTTAATTTGGTATGCGCTCCGGCAGAAAGAGAAATCACTTGCTGCCCTCTTCTTGGGAGATAAAAATAATTTCCATTATTATAGCCAAGCACCACAAACTCATCTTGCATATCAAAAATATCGCCAGACTCAGCGGCGATTTTAAATTCTTTTTTCTCCACCTCTACACAGAACTTTCTCAGCCAAGATTGAACCATTTCTTTTGTCCAATTTTGCTCCAAGCAATCGGCGGCATCAAAACCTTTCGGCGTGTCTTGAGGTGCGAAAGTTATTTTGATCTGCTCAACGCCAATTTTAAAAAGCTCTTGCTTAATTTCTTCTGCTGCCTCTGATCCGGCTTGGTCAGCGTCCGCCCAGATTGCAACCTTTCTTCCGGCAAGAGGTTTCCAGTCAGTTTGTCTCACAGATTTTGCACCACCAGACCAAGAAACCACATTGCAGCCAAGCAGCTTGGCGCAAGCGTCCGCAGCCTTTTCACCTTCGCAAATAATTACTTGCTTATCATTCGATTGAATTGTTTCCAGTCTGTAAATTGGGCGTGGCGTAGGAAAAGCCTTGACGCACCAGCCCTCAGTCCCATCTTCTTTTCTGCACCAAGTGAGTGGGAAAAAGATTTTTCCAGCGGCAAGCGAATCAACCCGCACAATATAGCCAAGCAGCTTTCCTTCTTTGTTTTTGTAAGGATGAATCAGTGTGGCTTTTTGTTTTATTGTCGTGTCCCGCTTCGGATTGTAAGCCTCAAAATCTCCGGTAATTTCCGGCACAGTTTCTGGCACGGGAAAAATTTGGTAGAGCGAATCCTTTGGCTCCTTAATTACTATCGCCCGCTTCGGTAGCTTGGTGAGCTTTAACTCTTCGCCACTAAGCATCTTGCACGCATCGACAAAAGTTTTGCCACGAGTTTGCACAATATAATCAATAGCGTCTCCGTGCGCCCCACAACCAAAGCAATAATAGAGTCCTTTCTTGTCATTGACATCGAAGCTCGGCGTGCTTTCTTGGTGGAATGGGCAGAGTCCAAGAAAAATATCAGCGGTTTGTTTTTTTAATTCAGTGTCTTTGCCAATAAGCTCCGACAACTTTATCTTAGACTTTATTTCGTCTGTGTCGAATCTTGACTTTTGCATGTTATCAATTGTAATTTTTTTGGTATTGGTCTTTTTGCAGATAAATATTTAGCGAGGGATTGTCGGCAAAATCCCAGCTCTTTTTCAGCATCGTAGAGACTTAGAAGTCCCCGCTTTTCCAAATAATTTTTTAATTCTTCAGGGGTCATAGTTATTTGTTTTTTAGTTGATAATGCACTGGCAGTTGCATTGAGCCATTAGCAGCCAGAATCCCAGCCAGAAGCAGATATTAAAAAATTTTTGGGTTAAATCCCAAACAGTAAAACAGATTGGAGATTTTAAAAATGATTCTTTTCTTGCGTCTATTATGGCAATTTTTTCCTCAAACCCTCTTTGATCTTCAGTCATATTTTTTTTGTTTTTATTAATTTTAATAGTAGGCGGGCGGCGGTATCAGCCATTGATTCGTCAGTTTTAAAAACACAGAACAGCGGTTCAATTTGTGTATTAATTCTTATCAAGATCCCATCTAGCCCAATGCTTATGGGCTTTGGCAATGTTTTAATTAAAGTTTCCAAATCATAAGCGGGAAACTTTTCCCCAAGAATTTTATCTTGGATCATCGTATTAGATTTTCCCCGAAAACCCGCTTCGTGTAGCTGCTTACTTATTTCGTAAGATGTGATATTCATTATTTTTTGCCCCCGACTAATTATTTAGGTGAATCTGGCAACGGCATCCAATGTGTAGGCTCGCCTGTTATCTCATACACAAACTCAGTTCCTCCGTCTGGTGCGAGTTGCCAGCCATAATAATCCCAACCCACAATCAACACCTGCATAAAAATTTCCATATTTTTTTTCCTACAATAACCTGAATTTAAAGGAAAAAATGCTAGTATTCTCGAGCCGTCCTTGGGAGCCGTCTCGATTGGTTGCCACTCATAATTAATCATAAATACTCTTTTTTTTTGTTTTTGTTTTCTGGTTAAAAAATTAACCTAAACAGAAATTCTTTGCAAGTTAATTTTTTAACTTTTTTTTTGCGACTAGGCTCCGTAATAATCGCCACACTTTTTCCGCTTCGTTTAAGTTTCTGATTTTGGCAGTGTGATATTTAAAGCCCAATTCAGCCGATAAAAAATTGTAAAGATCTTTGCGTGTCCAACTGCCACCTTGCCACAGCGGATCAAGCAGCTTGTGGATTTCTTGCCGCGCCGTGCGAAGTCTTGGCGTTGGGATATTGCCTAGCGGATTGGTTGGGTTGGTGGTTTTGTAGTGACAGCCAACATAATTTTTGCAGCCATTGCAGCGCCAGAACGGCTTGGAATATAAATCCTCTCGATGAGGATAAATTTCCTTGCCGTTCGTTAAGCGCGCTTCCACTTTAGTTTGACAACCGCAGCAGAAAATCAGCATAGGATCAAGGACAAAATCCTAGGCGAATCATTAACCTTGTATAATTTTTTAAGCTCAATCAAGCGTTTAATTAGAAGGCTCGCCCCCGTCTCGCTACAATTTAATTCTTCCGCAATTTTCTTATTTGAAATAAAAAATTCTTCTTTGTCCGAATAATTCTTGACAAGGTGGGCGTGTAGGCGGGCGGTGTTGCCTGTCATTTTTTTAGTTTTGTTTTTCATTGTTAGTTTTTGCTTAAATTGTTAATATCAATTATTTGTGCCTGAATTTGAATTATTCTTTTGTTAAAAAAATTGACTTCTTTCTTTGCAGCTTCTAATCTTTTTTCTGCAAATTTTTTGTCGGTCTTAACCCATTTTAGACATTTTTTTAACTCCAAAATACTTTTGGCGGCTTGGTCAATTGTTTTTTTAGTCATAAATTTATTTTGTTTTTGAGTTGATAAAATTAATCCAGTCCGTTTCAATCAAGGTTTCAGCCTCAAATAAAAACTGCTCTGGATCTAAGCCCAAATCTTTGACCTGGTGTAACCTGCTTACAATTTCCGGTTTGAGTTCCGTTTTATCGTCAACAAAAATTGCATAGCCAACCGCCCCTAATTGCTCCGCCAATTCAAATAAAATTCCCATTTGTAGCGAATCATCTTTTATAGCGAGTGTCTTTTTTAACAAATCCGAGAGTATCATCAAAAGGCGGTTGCTATCTTTTAACTTCGTGGCTTTTTCAATCTCGCTTTCAATCCGTTTCGAAAAATTTTCTTTAAAATAAGTATTAATCAAAAGAGCAGTTTCTTTTGCCTGCTCTTCTTTCGATAAAATTCTTACGCCGGATAAATTTTCTTTTGGCACGCCCAAAGTTTCGGCGAGCGTGTCAATTATTTTTTGGTCTTTGATTTGCATATTTTTTAAATTGTTTTGGTTATTGGTCAAAAGCATAATCTTTAAAAGATTGGTCAAAAGCATAATCTTTAAAAGTTCCAGCAATTTCGCCGCAAATTCTTTTTATTTCGTAATCGTTCGGAGTTACCTTCTCTGAATAATTATCAATCGCTTCCACAAGGGCTTGCCCTAAGTCTCGCAATAAT